AATCAGGCAATGCTACACTCTGCATATGTCAAACCTGGTATGTTTACAGATAATGTTTATAGACTAAATCAACAATTTTTTATATAGGAGAACACATGGAAGGTAATTACGACGGCGTTGAAGAATATCCAAATGCTTTTCCAATTGATTGGTGTAAGCAAATAATTAAACGATTCGAAGAAATGTCAGCTAATCAGTTTACAAATTTAGAAAGTAGCATGAAAAATCAAGACGAACGCATTATGATGGATTGGGCTAACCACAATTCAAGGTATCATGCTGACGAAGACTTGTGCCAATTTTTTTATTCTACTCTTAACAAAGTTTATACAGAGAAATATCGAAGTAAGTATGAAAGTCTTGGTGCAGTTATGCAACATTCACCCAAAGGAATGAGTGTGCAAAAGACACTACCACATCAAGGTTATCATGCATGGCATTCAGAAAATGCAGACCTTAGTTCATCATCTCGTATATTAGCATATACAGTTTACTTAAATGGTGTAGAAGAAGGCGGCGAAACAGAATTCCTTTATCAAGGACTTAAAATTAAACCTGAACCAGGAAAGTTATCTATCTTTCCTACATCGTTTACACATCCACATCGAGGCAATCCTATCTATAAAGGCGTTAAGTACATTGTAACTGGATGGTATACTCTTGATGAATAATAAAAAACTTAAAATTGCAGTAGTTGGCGGCGGGACAGCAGGATTTGTTTCAGCTCTTATCCTTAAACGCACTTATCCTTCATTGGAGATTGATGTAATACGTTCTACAAAGATCGGAACTATTGGTGTTGGTGAAGGATCAACTGAACACTGGTCAGTGTTTATGGATTATGTTGGAATACAAACTGCCGAACTTATAAATGAATGTGATGCAACATTTAAAACAGGTATTATGTTTGAAGATTGGTCATCTAAGCCTTATTTACAAAGTGTGCATTCACCATTTGTTGCAGACCAGTTAGGTGTACCAATTGCATATGCAAAGTTAATTGGAGAAAATGTTGACCCGAGAGACTTAACCGGAGATTATCTTTGGGATAATATGACACCATTTAGTAAATTTATGGAAGAACGTCCTAATGATACAGGAGTAAGTCAATACCATTTTAATACTAAAAAGTTAAATGACTTCTTAACAAGAAAAACACAAGAGATGGGGTGTAATGTTATTGACGATGAAATTACAGATGTAATTGTTACTGAATCAAATAATGTTGATTATATATCAAGTGAAACAGAACGTTACAAATATGATTTCTATATTGATTGCACAGGATTTTCTAAGTTGTTAATTGGAAAACTTGGAGCAGAATGGCAAAGTTATAGTAAGTATCTTAAAATGAAAGAAGCCATTGTATTTCCTACTCCTGAAGAAGATGAAATACCTATATGGACATTTGCAAAAGCAATGGACGCTGGGTGGATGTTTCGTATACCTGTTCAAGGACGCACAGGTAATGGTTATATATTTGATAGCGACTTTATTACAGCAGAAGAAGCACAGCGTGAAGCAGAATCCTATCTAGGACACGGTGTCGAAGTTGCAAAAAATATTAAATTTGATCCAGGCGCATTAGATCGTCCGTGGATAGGTAATGTATGTGCCATTGGGCTTAGTGCTAGTTTTGTTGAACCATTAGAAGCAAGTTCGATCGGAACCAGCATTAATCAAAGTTTTTTATTAGCACAACGTATTATTAATTACAACAAAGATACTATTGACCGATATAATTTAGAGGTTGGTGCTATTATGGACAACATTAGAGACTTTATTGCGTTACATTATATTACTGAAAGAACTGATACACCTTTTTGGAAAGCAGTATCACAAACACCTATACCAGATAGTTTAGATAAAAATTTGCGTATGTGGAAACAACGCATGCCAACAGTTGATGATATGACATCTTACACTAAGAAAGTTTTGTTTAACGAATATAATTATGCTATAGTAATGCATGGTTTAGGTTTATTTGATAATAAAAGTATCTTAAAACAATATGAGATGATGCCTGAAGGTGCAAAACAACACGTTGAAAATTCTATACAACACAAACTCCAGTTTGATCAATCAAAAACTATACCGCACAAATTAATGTTACAATTACTGCGGAGACTAACATGAGAATATTTGCATTTGGTTGCAGTCTGACACAATATTTTTATCCTACATGGGCAGATATTTTAATACATCAATATAGAACAAAAGGTTATGAAGGTTCTAATTGGGCTAAGAGTGGTGCAGGCAATCAATATATTAATATGCGTTTGTGGGAAGCAAACACAATTCATAAATTTAATAAAGATGATGTAATACTATTACAATGGTCTAGTATGTTTCGTGAAGACAGATATCATATGGGAAGAGGTTGGTGGACACCAGGCAACTTTGGACAATTAACTGTTACTAATGATATGCCTTTTGTATTAAATAATTTTAGATATGAATCTGCCTGGGTATGGGCAGATATTATGCATTGCACTATGCGTGATTGTGCTACAATAAGTGCAACACACAAGGCACTAGATACAATAGGTTGTACAGTTCATTCAACAGCATTTAGAGATCCATTTGAAGGCTGGGAAGATGCTCCTAAGCAGTTTAATGAAAAAAATCCTAAACTAGAATTAGAAGATGTAGGAGCAGTACTTGATGCGTACAAAGATGATATTGTAACTTCGTGTCCGCCTATACTAAATGCATTAGGTTTTGGTACAGACGAAGAATTTTTCAAATCAAGACCATTGAGTGTACCTAGTAGAAAAGACGAACACAAGCATATGTTGTTACCAGAATTACATCCTTTCACACACGAAGCGGCCGAATTTGTCGAAACCCATGTTGAAAAGTTAAACACAGAAACAAGAGAGTTTGTAGAACTTTGGAAAGAACAATTAGTAGATAAACATCCATTATATCATGAGGACCTTAAATGGTTTAATTCAGATAAAATAGGATGGTCAGATGATAGATGGAGACCTTAACATGAGTACACCTGTAATTGGATTAGATAGAGATGGTACTATTAACGAAGATATTGGTGACTATGTTACTAAGCCTGAGCAGTTTAAACCTATTCCAGGCAGTTTAGAAGCTGTTAAGATGATACGTGACAAAGGATACGATGTTGTTATACTTACTAACCAAGCAGGCATAGTTAAAGGTATATGCGATGAAGTAGATGTAGATGTAGTACACAATCATATGCTTAAATTATTAGGCGAGATTGGCTGTAAAAGCATTAACGGCTTATACTATGCAACTACTAATTTTAAAGATGATGTGTATGCTAAGCCAAATATAGGTATGTTTAAAAGAGCATCAGCCGAAATTGGGGTTAATTGGAAAAATGGCGTATATGTAGGCGATAAAATTAGTGATCTTAAAGCGGCTATAAAAGCAAAAGCAAAGCCTGTATTAGTACGTACAGGTCATGGTGTTGAAACAAGCAAAAAATTAAACACGTTTGCTAATAAAGATCTAAAAAAACAAACAGAAACATTCGATAATCTTAGCCAGTTTGCTCATAGCCTAGTAGATTTAACATAAATTGTACTGTTACATATCTTTGTAAAACGATAAATACAATATGGAGCATGAACAATGAATAAACTTCTGACAAATCTTTTCAGCAAAGGACCCAATAATACAATTAGTCTGCCAGACAGATCTAGTTTTAGCTACAGAGGTAGCTGGATAGGTGTACAGTATAATACTGTAGTAGACTCGTTTCATGTAGGCGAATTTAGCAGTGCAGTATATCAAATTACAGTAGAATTTGACTCAAACGAAAAAGAAATTATGCAACTCTCAGTAGTTGCAAGACCAGATAGAGCTGTTGCTAGTATCTTTGGACGTTCGAGTATTAATCAAGAATTAGTTAACTTATCTGTAACAGTAGATCAAAGTGTTTGCAAAATTAATGCAAGCCCTACGTCAAATATATATGCAGGAGCGAAGCTAATTTTCCATGCTACGTATGCAAAAGCAATACATCAGCTAACTCCTCCAGCTATAGTCGCAGAGACATCCAGTGTGGAGTCAGATGGTATAAATACTTTTGATGCAACAAATACGTATTTCGATAATACAAACATAACATTTGATAAGGTGTAAGGAATGGCAAAATCAACAATTAACTTAGGTACAGCCGCAAATGACGGTACTGGTGATAGTCTTAGAGCAGGTGCTACTAAGGTTAATGCTAACGTCGATGAGCTGTATAGTGCGTTAGGCGACGGCACAAACATTAAAGACATTGTGAACTCAAGTTTAGAACTTGATGTTCCAAACGATGATAACAAAATTAACAAAGTAGCATTTCATGCTTCAACTTTGAACCAAATGAATGCAATTAGCACAAGCACATATCATGGTGCAATGCTTCACGTTCATGAAGGTGGAACAGTTTATGTTGCACACTCAGGAGCATGGCGTAAATTATTATTAGATGCAAGTGCAGGAGCCATTACAAATTACACTGACCCACTTAAATCTGTTGCATACATAGGAAATATTAATAGTTTATCAGATGTTGATACTACTAGCCAAGCACCACAAGCTGGTAACGTTCTAAAATGGGACGGTGCTAAATGGGCACCAGGTATTGATACTGCAACAGGTGGCGGCGGAACAGATGCTGACACATTAGACGGTTTTGACAGTGCATACTTTACAAACTATAATAACTTAAACAACAAGCCAACTATTCCAACATCAATTACTGATTTAAGTATTGTAGATGGAACAAGTGGACAAGTATTAGCGGCAAATGGCAACGGAACATTTGGATTTATTACACCAGCGGCAGGTGGATTACAAAATATTTTCCAAACAGTTGATGCTGACACTGGTACAACTACAGCAAACTCAACAACAGATACATTAACACTTGCAGGTGGTACAAACATTACAACTAGTATTGTTGGAGACACTGTAACAATTAACTACAGTGGTGATGCATTAAGTGGTGAAGCTAACCAGAACGCATTCAGTAACGTACAAGCAGATACTGGACTAGCAGAAGCTGATAGTAAAACTGATACACTAACTATTGCAGGTGGTACAAACATTACTACATCAGTTGCAGGAGACACTGTTACTATTAATGGTACAGTACCAACGTTTGCAAGTTTAACTGATACAGATTTAACAGGAGCGGCAACAGGTAACGTACTTGTATATAATGGAACTAACTGGGTAGACTCAGGCGCAACATTAGATGAAATTGCGTATCCTGCAATTACAACTCTTGTTGTTACAGCAGATTCAAGTAACGGATATAAATTTGATCAGTATGGTAATACAGAAGATCCAACAATTTATGCTTTATCAGGAGCAACTATTGCATTTAAATTATCTAACCTATCAAGTCATCCATTCCAAATTGAAACAAGTGGCGGATCACAATACGATAACGGATTAGTACACGTAGCATTAGACGGAACACAAACAACAGGATCGTCAGCACAAGGTAAAACAAGTGGTACACTATATTGGAAAATTCCTTCAAACATAAGCGGAAACTATCAATATGTTTGTACAGTTCATAGTGCAATGCAAGGTACTATTACAATTAAACAGATAAGTGCAATTTAAGGAAGCAGAAGTAAATGGCAACAATAAACGATAAATTCCAAGCACAAAACGGATTTGAAAGTCCAAACTTTACAGTTGATACTGCTGGTAAGTTGACTACGCCTATAATCGATGTTCAAAGTATTTTGCTTAATGGTCAACCGTTTGTTGCTTATGTTCCACCAGAAGACGATGCTGGCGATGATACCGGCACACAGGTATCAAATAGTTTTGAAAGTCTTGCTGTAACAGGCGGAATTTTCAAAGTTAACTACTTAGGTAATACAGCATTATCAGTAATCAACGGTAGACTAACAATTAACAGCATTAGTGCTATCCCAGGTAGTATTGACAACGTAGAAATTGGATATAATACTCCATCACAGATTAGAGTACATACAATTGATATGGCGGCTAATCCGGATAGTACAGCATCGACTATAAATATGAATGGTGCATCAGTAAAAGGTGATGTAAATATTGCAAACAACGTGGTACTAACTAATCAGCCTACTGTAGGCACCCACGCAACAAGTAAAGGTTATGTAGACGCAACGGCAACAGCTTTAGCGGTAGCATTTGGAGCATAGAGAATGGCTAAGAAAAAGATTTATAATTACAAGTTTTACCCGGGATTAGGATTAAACGATAATACATATCCAAATGCATGGGCACTACTTACAACTAACAAAGATTTTATTAAGAAAGAAGTTGCGGCATGGATTGCTCAACAAGTTGCAGATAATGCAACTGGCTTTGTTGGTTATACATATGATTCAGCAAGATGCGAAAGAGATACAGGTTACAATATTGATGCTTGGGCACACGACTTACGCTATACAGGTAACGAAGAAACAACAAGAATTTCAAGAACATATTGGGAACAAGATGTTGCACAAGTTGACGGCGATAGACAAGCAGAAATATTAGCAAAAGCATTCACACGTGACCTAATTATAAATCACGTATTCAATAATAGTCCACAGTCAACACCATACCAAGGAAATGTTGCACAAGTAACAAATAGTAATAACGCCGAACCCGCGGCAGGTACAGTAATACAAACACTTTCAGGTATTGTTATTGACGTATTAACAACTGGTACAAGTGCATTACCAACATTTGTGCGTAAAGGCCTAGGACATGTTAGATTCCAAGGTAACTATGACGCTAGTGATTTATTAATTGTAACTAATACAACTAAAACAGAAGTTATCTACAACTTTACAGACGCACTTAAAGGTGGTAAAGTAACAAGAGTAGATGATGTTACACCAAGAGATTCAAGCGGATATGTACCTAAGTATGATAGTGTTTCGTCTAATGAAAATGCAGATGCTGACTTTCCTAAGTACTTACAAACAACAGACGCTGTTACAATATTAGATTTAACACATAATACATCAGGACATTCAGAAACAGACGAATTACAAATCTTTATTGATTCACCAGAGCAAAGAACAAGACCATATGATTTTGGTACAGATGCTATTGAACGTATGCGTATTGCTCCTCCTTTAAGTATGCTTGATGCTGACTTTGAGTACGGACTACAGCCTACCAAATGGTCAGCTATTGGTATGATGCGTGGATATCCAAGTGTGTATGAATTACCAGGAACTGAAACACAAGTACTAAGTGTTGTTACAGATGCTTCAGCTGGAACATCAGGAATTGGTGCTTCTAAAATTACAGTTACTACATTAGGAGCTCACGGGTTTGAATCAGGAACTCCAATAACAATTAAGGCATTAGAAGACGCAGTTGTTGGTGCGGCGAGAGCTGAAGGTTCATTTATTATTGACGATGTTCCAACTAACACTACATTTACATTTTATGCAAAAGCAAAGGTTGGTACAACAAACGGTGATGTACTTTCAACAACTTATACACAGCTAAGACAAGGTGCATTCTATACTGGAGCAAGTGTTGGACAGCCATTGTTCACAGTGTTCAGTAATGGTACAAATGGTACTATGAACCTAAGTTTAGCGGCACAAGTTAGCGAAAACAGATTAGCATTTACAGGCAATATACCAGAAATTGGTGCACCGATTGTTAATGCGGCATTCCCAACAGGAACACAGGTTACTGCTATTGCAAGTACACCAGGCGGAACAGCATTACCACTAAATTTAACACAAGATATTAATATCGGGAATACAGATATTGAAGTTTCAAGTACAACAGGTATTGTAGTTGGTCAAGCGGCTGACAACGGTAGCGGAGATGCTATCTTTGTTAACAATATTGCTGGAACTACAATTAGTATGAGTGGTTCATTTACAAGTGCAATTACAAGAAACACAGAAACTTATACAGGTGTAACAGGAACAATTACAGCACCTGTAGGTATAAACGCACAGTTTACAATTTCAAGAACAGGTGTTAATTACGCAGTTGACACAGTATCACAAGCAGGTTCAGGATACAAAGCAGGTGACAGACTATTAGTTACAGGTGATAACTTAGGTGGTACTACACCGGCAAATGACGCAACACTTACAGTTACAACAGTTAACGGTACAGGTGGCATAACAGCCGCAAGTATTAGTGGAACTGCACTAAGTGGAACTATTACATACACAGGACCAGCAAATACATTAACACAAAATGGTGGTTCAATTGGAACAACTAACTTTGATATTTCTTATGCAAGTGGCGGCTATACAACAGTTGATATTAACTCACCAAACGACACAACAGGATATGCAGTAGGTGATAGACTCAGAATTACAGGTTCACAGTTATTAGGTGGAGTTGGCCAAGACGGCAATCAAGCCGCGGCTGGAAATGACTTTGTTGGTAGAGTAACAGCAGTTGGTGCTGGCGGATCAATTACAACTATTGTTCCGGATACTGGATGGTCAGTTGGTACTCCACCTAGTCAAACAAGAAATTATAGCTTTGGCGGTTCAAACTTATCATACACAGGTGGAACAGGTACAGGATTTGAATTTAGTATAAATGTAAACGGTACAACGTATACATGGCAAGGAGCAGGTACACCAGGTACAGGTTATACAACAGCAGATACGATTGTTTGTGCTGGTGGTAACATGGGCGGAGCAAGTCCTGCTAATGATTTATATTTAAGAGTAGTTGCAGTTGACGGCGCAGGCGGAATTATTGATGTTAGAGTTGAAGGATCAGATGAATCATCTGTACCAGTAGCATTTAATGGTGGCACGTTTGAAGGTAAAACCTTAGCAGACTTAGTTGGCTCAAGTGCAACATTTAACATAACAAACGATGGAACAAATTTTGGGGTAGTAGTTACAGCAAATGGTACAGACTATCATGTTGGTCAAACTTATGTAGTAGCAGGTAATTTAATTGGAGGATCAACTCCAGCTAATGATTGTACTATTACAATTGATAGTGTAAACGGTACAACAGGTGCTATTGCAACAGTAAGTGCTTCAGGTAGTGCTCCGGCATTACCAACAGTGTTCTCAGGACAAACTGGCACTAACGTAGCACACGCAGGTACAAGTGGAACATTTAATATTACAAGAACATCTGGCACGTACAGTGTTGTTATTAACGCAAGTGGTAGTGGTTATGAAATAGGTAATGTTATAACTATTCCAGGTAACACATTAGGTGGAGCAACACCAGCTAATGATGCAACAGTAACAGTAACAGCAAAAGATGGAAGTGGTGGATTAAACACTGTAACTATTGCAGGAACAGGTCTTGCAGGCGGCGGATTGAATCTTGTAAGTGGTGTTACACTTACAGACTTTACAACACAACCTATAAGTTCTGGTTCAAGTGTTAACTTCGAAGCATTATCAACTATTGAAATTACATGGCCTTATGCACATGGTATTGTGCCAGGAGATACTTTTGTTGTCGATGTTAATTCAGACGATGGTGGAACAAATAATCACACATTAGCTTCAGGATCATTTATTGCTATTAATGTTCCAACAAGCAAAAAAATTAGATATAACACAAGAGCTCCGGGAGCTGTACAAGAATTTACAGGAGATAGTACCGAGGATAGAATCCAAGGTAACGTGTACTTACGTCCAGATTCATTCTTTATTCACAGACCATATGATGGTGGTGTACAGTTAGGAACAGGCGGACCACAACACGGCGCTCAAGCAATTAGACAAAGTAAAAAATATATTAGATATCAGTCAGGTAAAGGTATTATGTACACAACTGGTGCTCTATTTGCTCCAAGTTATGACTTAAGATCTGTAACAGCAGAGAGTACAGGTATTGGTGCAATTATTACTATTGCAACTGATGATAACGATCACGGCGCACAAGTAGGTGGCAAGATTAGACTTATTGGAGTTGAAACTGCTGGATACAATGGCGAATATGTAGTTACACAAATTCTCGACGAAAGAACATTAAAATGTTTATCAACACGTAGACTAGGTTCTACTACAGCAACACTAGGATTTGCGGCACAGATGACAGTTGTAGGCTGGCATGGTGCTACAGTACGTTCAGGTATCTTTGATGATCAAAACGGAATTTATTGGGAGTTTGATGGCTCTAACATTAGTGTTGCACAACGTACAAGTACTAAACAGATTGCAGGTACAGCGGCAGTTACTCCAGATAGTAACCTAGTTACAGGTAATAATACAAGATTTAGAGATCAGTTAAAAGCTGGAGATAGAATTGTTATTAAAGGAATGACTCACGTTGTTGCTAACGTAGATTCTAACACACAGATTACTGTTACACCAGACTTTAGAGGCGTAAACAATATTGCTTCTTGTAAAGTTAATCTAATTTCAGATAAGAAAGTACTACAAGAAGAATGGAACTTAGATAAAATGGACGGCACTGGACAAAGTGGATACAATATGGATGTTAGATACATGCAGATGATTGGTATCCAGTACAGTTGGTATGGTGCTGGTTTTATTGACTGGATGGCACGTGGTGCTGATGGTAACTTTGTATTCTGTCATAGAATGCGTAACTCAAACGTAAACACTGAAGCATATATGCGTTCAGGTAACTTACCTGTACGTTATGAAGTTACAAACGAAGGTGCTATGAGCATGTTGTCAGACGCAATTGATTCAACACAAACATTTATTCCTTTAACAGAATCTAAATTCTTTCCAGACAGTGGTACAGTATACATTGATAACGAAATTATTAGTTACACAACTATTGATCATACACTAAAAAGATTAACAAACTGTACTAGAGGAACTACACTACAAAACTTCCAAGCTGGTGCTACTAGACAGTACAACGCAGGTGCGGCAAGTGGACATGCGATACGAACAGGTGTTATTTTAATTAGTAACACAATTACTCCTCTTATATCACATTGGGGATCAGCATTTATTACAGATGGTATGTTTGATGAAGATAGAGGTTACATTTTCTCTTACACAGAAACAGGACTAAACATTAGTACAACAAGACAAACAGCATTCTTGCTTAGACTAGCACCTAGTGTTAGTAACGCTATTGTTGGCGACTTAGGTGATAGAGAACTACTAAACAGAGCTCAGTTGCTTATGCAAGGACTTGAGATTACATCAGATGGTGTAGATCCGGCAGACAATACTAATATTGTTACAGGCGGTATTGTTGTTGAAGGTATTTTGAACCCACAAAACTATCCACTTAACCCAAGTGATATTGGTTGGTCAGGATTATCAGGACTAGCACAAGGTGGACAGCCAAGTTTTGCACAGGTTGCATCAGGTGGTTCTGTTAACTGGAACAGTGGTGATACAGCGACATATAGTACAGCGGCAGTTATGGCTCAGGTTACAACAACAGCACAACTTATGCCATGGTGGAGTTTTAGAACAAATAGAAGTTACGCATATTTTGATGCAAACAGTTGGGAAACAGCTAACTTATCAGTTGGTGACCAGGTTAATGCAGATGGAGGAGGTAACGAATACTTCCCAGCAGGAACTACAATTCAACAGGTTGTTGACCAAAGTATTTACGGAAGATACTTAGTTTACTTCTCAAGTAATTCAAATTCAAATTCAGCCAATGGCGCAACGCAGACATTCCAAAAAGGTGGAGACTTAAATAATTCAAGTTATGCATTCTTCCTTAAAAGTGTTTGGGACTCAGCAGGAGCTAAGTCAGGTACTGACATTGGTGATGCGGGCGGCGCGGCAACTAACCAAAGTGATGTTACTATGCCAGCGTCAAGTTATGTGGGAAATATTGAAGGACCATTACTATTTGGTAACCAAAGCAATACAGGTATTGAGTATTATAGAGTTAACTTTAACAACAGTTACAACGGAACACTTCAACCAGGTGACTTGTTTAACTTTAAATTCCAGCAACCACCTTATGCACAGCCAGGTGAAACTGTGTTCTCATTCATTGCTCAACCTGGAGAAAGATCTACATTGGATCTAGCACTATTGAAAGAACTTACAAATACTACACTAGGTGGTAGAGGTACTTTCCCAAATGGTCCAGACGTACTTGCACTGAACGTTTATAAAACGTCAGGAGCGGCTGTAGATGCGAACATTATTATTAAATGGGGTGAAGCTCAGGCTTAATCAGTAGGAGCTTCTACTTCTTCTGTTTGTGTCATTGCAGGCTTAGGCTTTTGACTATCACCGGGTGCAATACGATAATTATCTTCAACGCTATCAGGTGTACTTACTTCGGTAATACTACTTCCAGGTTCCATACAAACTAATTGATGCGGCATTAAAGGCGGATTGTGCCAAGTCATACCTTCTGTAAGTTCTTGTGATTTGTATTCTGCGGTAGTTGTATCAATGTAGTTTAACAAAAATCTTCCGTTATTAACAAACCATGTTTCATCTTTTTCTTTATGGAAGTGCATACTAAACTTAGATCCAACTCTTTCAAATACCATTATCTTTCCACAGTATTTTTCGTTTGTTGCCCAAATTAATTCGTATCCCCAGCCTTTGTCTACCTTACCTTCTAATCTAGTCGGTTCCATTAATGTATTCCTCTATTGTGTGCCAATGTCTCATTGCTATAGTGTTGTGTAGTTTTGCATTATCTGCACAAGTATATTCTTGATACTGTCCTTTTAAGTGTTTAGGCATTGGAATGTACTCAATCTTTGCATTATATTTTTTAGCAATAATATTAGCAATTTCTTCAACATTAACTGCTTTGCCTGTTCCTAAATTATAAACTCCTACGGCATCAGTTTCGTGCATCATTTTTTCATGTACTACAGCAACATCATGTACACTTACACAATCTCTTTTATAAGTGTTACTATTTTCGAATAGTTTAATTACTCCGTCTTGACTTGCTTGCTTTTGGAATTTGCTAACTAAACTCATTTGATCGCCTTTATGTCCTTCTCCAGGACCATATACATTAAAATATCTAAAGTTTTGTACAAGCATTCCAAAGTTTTCGTATCCGTTATCTTCTAAAAATTTATCAACTAGGTACTTACTCCATGCATAAGGAGTTTGTGGATATACAGGATCTTTCTCATTAAATTTTGTATTGTTTCCGTATACAGCAGAAGTACTTACAAGTTGAATATTAGTATTCACATGTTCACATACCTGCATTAGACGTAGCGTAAATTCATAATTTTGTCGCCAAACCTTATTAACATCTCTTTCTGTAGTATCTGATATTGCACCGCAATGTATTACCCAATCATATTCAGCTACGTCAGGAACAACATTTTCTATCCATTCAAATCCGTCAACTTCATGTTCTTTTGTTTGTAGATAATTGGCAATATAGCTACCAATAAATCCTTTATGTCCTGTTACTAGTATTTTCATTTGTACCTCTTTTTACTATTGTACTATCTTTAATTACTGTTGTCAATCTTTTTAATTATTGCAGATGTACTATGTCCTTCAACTATAGGGAATATTACAACTTCAGCAAGATGATTTCCAACTACAGTATCAAACGTATAATCGCCACCTTTTACTATAATATCTGGCTCTAAAACAGTCATCGCTTCCAACGGAGTATCTTCGTCAAAAATAATTACATCATCTACAAAACCAAGCTCTAAGAGCAATTCCTTGCGGGTGTCTTGATCGTTAATGGGTCTTAAATCGCCTTTTAAACGCTTTACACTTGCATCGCTGTTAATACCCACTATAAGCCTATTTCCTAGGCTGTGTGCGTGTCTAAGTAGCTTTAAATGGCCAATATGCAGTATATCAAACACTCCATTAGTCCATACAACTACATCTTCTAAATCAGATTTTTTAAGAATATATGTACCAGCATGTTTTACACTTTCTGTTGAACCACGAACAGCAACCTTTATTGCCTTTTCGTAATCATACCCTTTAGTAAGTGCATATACAAAACTTGCTAAAAAACAATCTCCGGCACCTGTAACATCTGCTACTTCTAAATTTTCAACTGGGATCTCATAGTTTTTACCATCAATGTGTGCAATAACTTCTTCGCCAGCATTAGTTGTAATAATATTACCCTGCCATTCATCAAATCCTAAATCATGGAATTCGTTGTAGTTAGGTTTTACCAACCAAGCACCTTCGTAGAACCAAGCATGTTCTTTTGGATCAACAATTACTTTACAATTATACTTGTTAATATGTGCAATAATATCTTTTGCTTCGTCTAACACACCTTTGTTATAATCACTTAGTACAACATAATCGTACTGTGAAAAGTCTGTTGATTTTACAAGGTCCAATACGTCTGCGCCGCTGGCTTGTGCGTCATCATCAATTCGTGTAATATAATGTCCGTCACAGATTATTCTAGTTTTAACACTAACGTCTCCGGGTGTTTCAAACATATCAACATCAACACCTAGACTTTTTAAATTTTCATATACAAGTCCTGCGCCACCTCTTGTTTCTTTTTCATCAATGTAAGTTATTACAGGTACAGGTGCTTCTGGGCTGATACGTGTCGATGTCCCGTAGATATATTTGTCGATTATTACATCGCCAAGTACTAAAACTTTCATTACATATTCCTTATATAATCTGTATTGTCTGGTAAGCCTTCACTTTTGTTATCAAAGTCTTGAATATAATACGTATATGCACTGTCACCTATTTGTTCATCATTGTTAAATCTAATTTCTTTTTCAGCAACTTCGGCTGTTAGTTTGCCGGTACCTGCAAGTACATAACTCCACAACGGCCAACCTGCTCCGCCCTCTGGTCTTGGGAATAATGTTGTATTAGGTACTCTGTGTTTACAAACTTCATGCATAGACTTTACAAAGTCAGTAGCTGTTGCACCGCTGTTAATATACTTCCAAAATTCTGTATCTTTACGCCCGCATGTATAATGTGCTACTAAAAATTCCTTCATTGTATCGTATACATGAGCATTCTTTTTGTTCTAATCATCTACAGTTC